CGGCGGACGTTGTTCGCTTGCGGGATGCGTTGACGGCTATCGACTCGGACATCACAAACTCTGTGAGCCAGGCCGAGCTGACGCTCGCGATTAACGTTGCGATCAACGGCCTAGTCGATGGCTCAGCAGGTCAGCTCGACACATTAAACGAGCTTTCGGACGCCCTGGGCGACGATGAAAATTTCGCCGCAACCGTAGCAACAGCTCTGGCCGCAAGGTTGGAGCTGACGGGCGGGACATTGACAGGAGACCTGACCCTGTCAGGTGATCCGACTTCTGCTCTACATGCTGCGACAAAGCAGTTTGTTGAGGCTGTAGCCGTAGCAGCGCCCGCGACCTGGAGCGTGGCAAATACTGCCGCCACCCTGGACGCAAACAAGCGCTATCTAGTGGACAGCAGCGCGGCATCTTTTACGCTCGCACTTCCCGCGTCACCGACTGCCGGGCAGTTCGTAATCCTTGCCGATTCTGAGGGTTGCTTTGCAACCTACCCGGTCACAATTGCACAAAACGGCTCCAACATTGTTGGGCAGGCCGCCGACCTAGTGGCGAACGTTGACCGCGCCGTAATCTCTTTGATCTACAGCGGCGACTCAACGACCGGCTGGCTCGTTAAGTAACCCCTAGGAGTTTTTTTATTATGACTAATCTTTCATCACTTCCTGGATTCAGCAGCGGGAGCAGCAGCAGCGGCGGAGGCGGCGGCGGCGGCTCGTCAGATTTGCCGCAAGTTTTGGTAGACAGCCCCACGCTGATTGATTCAGCTAATTTTTACATTGAGGGCGGCACTGACTACAGCAAGCAAAGCTCGACAACATATCAAGCTTTTCATTCGCTGGCTAGCGATGGTTGCTTTGGAGGGATTTTTGATCCTTTTAACGGAAGCAATACCGCCAAAGTCATTGCGTGTGGTATTAAAGTTGACCCAAGCAACGGATCTATTGGCAGCCCGGACCGGCACACAATGTGGAACCACAGCGACGGGGACACTTTTAGCACCTGCCATTTTGGTTCAGTTGGCAACATGGTGATGAACATTGGTCATCACAAAAACCCTGGCCACGGAGCCACTCACAAAGGCACTTGCTGGGGCGCAACTTTTAACAGCAGCGCCAGCCATACGGGCTCCGGTTATGCCGAAGGCCCTTGGGAAGCATGGCCGCATTCAAACGGCGACTTAGCCATGGGCGCAAATAGCGTAAATGGCACTATGTATGCTCGTCGGTCTACATATAACCAGAACGACAGCAAGTATTGGCACAATAATCATTATTGGAACGGAAGCAGCGCAGGGCGTCAAGAATGGACAAGTCCTAGTGCTGACACTTCGACAAACTATTGCCAAGGCTGCGCTAAATCTTCTAAAGATGATTTAGAGCCTGGTGGGATGATTCACTGGCGGCAAAGTAGCACTTACAGAGCGCAGCAGATTTACGGATCTAGTGCTAGCAGAGGCAGTGAACTTACAGGATTAACGCAAAACGACAGTTACGCTTCTTTCCATCTAAGTAATGGCAAACGCCTTTTCTACTATGAGGGCATTGCTGTCATTGGTGAGACAAATGGAAACTTAACTGTTTCAACTACGGCAGTTCCGAACGCTGGTTTTCTTCAACTGATGAACAACAGAGGCAGCCACATGCGAACCTGTATTCCGACAAAAAATACAGACGAGTGGATTATGGCATCAAATGAGGGTCTTGGCTTCCTGCGAATTAGGATCGACGTTAACAACAACTATGCTCTTTCTGTTGAACAAGTTTATTATGCTCTCGCCTGGACTTATACCTCATCTTTTGGTTCTAGCGGCAAGAGCATCGGCTTAGTTGGTCCGAATGATGAGTATCTAGTCACGACAGACGTTCGCAACGGCTACGCACAAATCAAAACATTCACTAATCCCTTCGCCGCATAGGAAACCTACCCATGGACCTTTCAGAATTACGCGCACAGCGCGACGACCTTCTCAAAGCCTCTGACTTCTATTTGCTAGCGGACAATTTTGAGAAGATGAGCGAAGGCGATCAGACGATCGTTTTGCTATATCGCCAAGCACTCAGAGACCTTCCCGCGTCCTACGATGGGGGAAGTGAAACCGAGGTCGAATGGCCTGTCCAACCTTTTACATCCACTCAGGAGGCCTAACAAATGCCTACTAATTTTTTACACGGCGTCGAAGTCATTGAATTGACCGAAGGCGTCCGCCCAATTCAGACCGTTCGCTCTTCTGTGATCGGTCTAATTGGCACGGCACCAGACGCACTTGATTCAGATTTCCCCCTGAATGAGCCTGTGCTTATTTCAGGGAGCCGCTCTAAGGCTGCCAAGCTTGGCGCAACCGGAACGCTGCCTGACGCAATTGCTGGCATCTTTAGCCAGATCGGCGCGACTGTTGTTGTGGTTCGTGTCGCTGAAGGCGCAGACGAAGCGGCGACCCTTGTCAACGTCACAGGCGACGCACTTGCTGGAACAGGCGTTTGGGGGTTCCTTAAGGCTGAATCAGCCGTTGGCGCTAGCCCTAAGCTTCTGATCGCTCCTGGCTTCACACATCAAGCGACCTATACGGTCGGCTCTGAAGTTGCCAACCCGGTTGTTGCCGCGCTGGTTTCTATTTCAGCTTCTGTCTCTAGTCGCCTTCGCGCAATTGTTATTGGCGATGGGCCAAACACAACCGCCGCAGATGCGCACGCGCACGCAGACTTGCACGTTTCAGATCGCTTCTACTTAGTCGATCCAGCCGTAAAAGTTACTTCAACCAAGACCGTTCCTGCCTCTTCTTACGTTGCAGGCGTAATCGCCAAGAGCGATGCTGAGCGCGGATTCTGGTATTCACCTTCCAACAGAATTATCCAAGGCATTGTCGGCGTAAGTCGCCCCGTCGGATTTTTCTTAGGCGATGAAAACAGCGAGGCGAACCTCCTAAATGAAAATGACGTTGCCACGATTATTCGTGAAAACGGTTTTCGTCTTTGGGGCAATCACACCACAACTTCAGACCAGCAAAAACAATTCCTGTCTACGCGACGGATTGTGGACATGGTCAACGAGTCTGTGATGCGTGCTCACCTCTACGCAGTTGATGGGTGCATTACACGAGTTTACCTATCAAATTTAAAAGACAGCGTTGAATCTTATTTGCGCTCTCTTGAAGTACGCGGTGCCATTCTTGGTAGTGAAGTTAACATTGACCCCGATGCAAACAACGAAACCGATATTGCCAACGGGCAAATCACTATCGATTTCGAATTCACACCGGCTTATCCTGCTGAGCGTATTCGATTCCGTAGTGTGTTAACTAATGGATTCATTGAAGACATCTTGACTGATTCGACCGCTGACAGTGAGTCAGAGCCAGACAAGCAAGCCAATGATCCAAACAACCAAAGCACGGCTCAACAGTCCGGCTCTGGCGATACCAACACCAACCCTTAAGGAGGCTTAAACCATGGCTGCTACTTTGCCAAAGGTGCTGCACAACTTCAATCTTTACGTTGACAGCACTAGCTATGCAGGAAGAATCACTGAACTGACTCTTCCAACACTTTCTGTCCAAACCGAAGAATTTCGGGCGGGCGGCATGGATGCCCCAATCATGATTGATTTGGGCATGGAGGCGATCGAAGCGGAATTTACGCTTGCTGAATACGATCCTGCTTTAATCAGTTTGTTTGGTTTGGGAGCCCAAGGCTCACAAATCTTGAAGGCTAAAGGCGCGTTGATGGGGAATGGCGGAGGCATCACTACTATCGAAACAGTGATGAATGGGTCAATTACGTCTTTCGACCCTGGTTCTTACGAAGCTGGATCTATGACAGAAGCAAACTTCACCTTTGCTTGCCGAACCTACAAACTCACAATTGGTGGGACGGAAGTCATCAACATCGACATCGAAAACCAAACACGTAAGATTGGTGGCGTCGATCAATTGGCCGACGTTGCAGCCGCATTGTAAAAAGGAGCGATCCCCATGGCATCAAAACCCCGTCCAACCGAAACAGTCGAGCTTGAATACGCCATCGAAGTTGATGGCGTTTCTGTAGACACCCTCTCCATGAGGCGTCCTACCGTTCGCGACCAGCTCACATTTGAAGAAGGCAAAGGTGGCGAAGCCCGTAAGGTCATCGCCATGATTGCCAACCTTTGTGAGATCCCACCAAAGTCAGTTGAACAACTTGATCAATCTGACTTTGTAAGACTGACGGAAACCCTCCAGGGTTTTCAAGCTACCCAGTCGCAGAGCTAAGGCGGGGAGTCCTTATTCTCGCCAAGCTTACCGGCTGGGGCCTTACAGAAATTCTTGATTTGAGCGTTCGCGATCTGCAAGCGTGGGTCGCATCTGCTCAAAAGCTAGAAAGCGAAATTAACAAGCAACAAAAACGGAGGTGAAAGCGTGGCCAAGAAAACCAATCTCATTGTTGAAATTGGCGGCAAGGTCGGCAAGTCTTTCACAAATGCAGTTAAGGAAACGCAACGCAGCGTTTCAAGCTTGAGCAAAAACATCTCTCGCGAGATGAACAACGCCGCCGCAGCGAGTGCGAAAGGCTTTAAAAACGTTTTAAGAAATGATGCTTTCCAGGCCGCAGCGGTTGGAGCCGCAGCCCTAGGAGCTGGCATTATTGGCAGCGTAAAAGCTGCCGTTGAATTTGAGTCGGCAATGTCCGACGTGAAAAAAGTTGTCAACTTTGACACGCCAAAAGGCTTTACAAATTTACAAAAAGAGATTCGCGCATTAGCAAGAGAAATCCCAATTACTGCCGCCGGTTTCGCTGAAATTGTGGCATCAGCTGGACAAGCTGGGGTCGCAAATAATGAGCTAACAAGGTTCGCAGAATCTGCCGCCAAGATGGGCGTCGCGTTTGACATCAGCGCCGGGGAAGCCGGTGACGCGATGGCGAAATTCCGCACGGCAATGAAGCTTGATCAAGATCAAGTTGAAGCCCTGGCGGATTCGATTAACCATCTGTCCAACAATTTTGCGGCCACAGCGGGAGAAACTACAAGCTTCATGATGCGCGTCGGTGCCCTAAAAGGGCAGATGGCCATCAGTGAACAGTCAATTGCGGCGTTTGGCACGGCAATGATCGGCGCAGGCGCAGCCCCTGAAGTTGCAGCTACATCATTCCGCAACTTGACCAAAGCCTTGATGAAAGGGGACGCGGCGACCAAAGCGCAAATGGGCGCATTTAGCCAGCTAGGGCTCAGCTCAGGGCAGCTTGCTAAGGACATGCAAAGGGACGCTGAAGGAACAATCCTTGACGTTTTTGCACGCTTAGGCAAAGCCCCTGCTGAGCTGCGCAATTCGCTCTCAACTCAACTATTTGGATCTGAAGCACGGGCGCTGACGCCACTGCTTACGAATACGGAATTACTCAAAAAAGCACTTGATTCAGTTGCTAGCAGCGATCTGTTCTCTGGCTCTATGCAGGCAGAATTTGCAGAGCGGAGCAAAACAGCAGCGAACGCTCAAATTATTTTTAAGAATAATTTGAATGATCTTGGTATCGCTATCGGATCTGTTTTGTTGCCTGCCCTTACTGATTTGATGAAAGGCTTGGCCCCGATCATTGCTGGCTTTGCCAATTTTGCTGACGCAAACCCTGGCTTAACGAAAGCCTTGGTCGTGCTGACTGCTGGTTTTGTGGGGCTTGTGGCGGTAGCCCCATTTGTTGCATCACTGATTTCAGTTATTGGTTCAATCAAACTTGCGTTGGCTGGTCTTGCAGGAGCAAAACTATTTGCAGGGATCGGCCTGCAAATCAAAACTTTGCTAATTATTGGCAAGGTTGCAATTGGTGTTTTAGCAGGCGGCCTGAAAAGCCTGTTCGCTCTTATGCTTGCTAACCCAATTGGCCTTTTAATTGCTGCCATCGTTGGCATCGGGGTTGGCCTCGTTGTTGCTTACAACAAATGCGAATGGTTCAGAGAAGGCGTCAATTCAATTGTCAGCTCAATCGCTGGTTTTTTTGTTGGGCTTTGGGACAAAATAGTTGCTGGATTTGATGCAGTTGTTCAAGCTGTCCAACCAATTTTTAACGCTTGGGTTCAAACAATTAGCGGCGTTGTCCAAACGATAAAAGGTATTTTTCAAACCTTATGGGGCATTTTCACCGGGGACAGCCAAATGGCTGTCGATGGTGTCAGCAACATTTTTGGCGGATTGAAAAATGTTTTTGGAGGCATTGTTGACGGCATCCGTGCGTCGTGGGATTTAGTCAGCGGCATTGTCCAAAGCGTTGCGACAAACATCGTGACCACGTTGACTGCGCTTCCTGGTCAACTCGTAGAGATCGGCGGCTCAATTATTTCAGGCTTTGGCGCTATCTGGACGCAGCTGAGCACAATTGTTGAAGGCGTTGCCGCTGGCATCGTTGCAACTTTTGTTGCTTTACCGCTTCAACTTATTAACGTTGGCGGCGCAATTATTGACACGATCAAAGAAGGATTTATTTCACGCTTCAGTGCTTTAAAAGACACCATTGTCAAATCGTTTACAGAGCTTCGCAAACTGCTTCCATTCTCAGACGCTAAGAAAGGACCGTTTAAAGACTTGACAGCAAGCGGTCGCGCAATTGTGACCACCTTGGCGCAAGGCGTAAAAGACCGCGAAAGCGTTTTGCGGAACGCGATTGGAGACACCGCAGCCCTAGCGATGGAAGGCATGGGACCAACGTTCGCGCCAATCCAGCCAGCGTTTGCAATGCCTGGCGTTGGTTCATTCTCAGCCCCTATGGCAGCCCCTATGGCTGCCCCTCAAGCGGCCCCTCAAGCAGCTCCAGAACGCTCACGCGGAAATGACGGCAACGGGGTCTTTGGTTTCCTAAACAAAATTTTGCCAGTTGCAGCGGCGCTAATCCCTGGCGGCAGTAAATTCCAAGGCATGGCTCAATCCGGTCTCAACATCGGGGAAGAGCTAATTCACGGCGGCGGCTTAGGAGGCATCAACCCAATGCAAGCCGCAGCGACATTGGCCCCGGTTGTTAATGTCTCGGTCGGTGGTAGTGACGCCTCAGCCGAGGAGATCGCTAGGGTTGTAACAACACAGCTTGAGCAAGTCTTGGCAGATGCTGAAGCTGACCAACGTGCAAGCTTGAACGACTAATGGCAAAAGATGTTCTCCTTAC